TGTAAGTGGTAAGACGGTTCAGAGAATCAGAATTAAGAAGAAAGGTTCTCCTAATCAGACTCTGATTTATGAACTGCCACAGAAGACAGTTGCTTCTCTTCAGAACGACATCCTTGCTACCGGCATCAACTATTCAGTTGTTCAGGAGTTTGTTGTTACTGTTGCTGGTGGTATTAACAGTGTTTCTATTAACACCAATAAACAGAACGAAACNTTCATCGTAAGTTCTGGTAAAACAACCGTTACTGTAGCATCTCTTCCTGCTGATGCCAATGACACTCAGGGTATTCTTGGAAGAAGTCTTGCTATCTCTTCAATTACAACTGGAGATAACGGAAGACAGATTACCTTTATCCTCTCGAAGACACTTGGTACTACATCTGTTCTGAAGGTTCTGGTTCCTGTTTACATCTCAAACGGTGTTGCTAAAGTTAAAACATATAACGCTGATCAGAACCTGAGTATTCTTGAGGATGATGCTCAAGGCGACGTTATCAGTCTTGGTGTTACTGATGCTACTCAGGTTAAGTCTATCAAGATGCAACCATACAATATTGAAATCAGAGACAACTACCTCTTTGATAATGGACAGAGAGATAATGTATATGATATCTCTAGACTAATTCTCAAGCCAGGAATGCCTCGTCCTACTGGACAGTTGTCAATCACTTATGATTACTTCACTCATTCCGGTGCTGGTGACTTCTTCAGTGTTGACTCTTATATTGGCGAAGGTGGAGTTGGATATAATGAGATTCCAGTCTTTATGCCGAACCAGAAGATCTTCTCTGGATCTCAGAGATCTGCAACCATCTTCCTACAACTGAGAGATTGTGTTGACTTCAGACCAGTTGTGAACACTACTGGTACTGTTCCATCAGTTATTGCTGATATCACACCAGGAAGAGATACTACTACTTCTACTAACTTTAGAGATGCTGCAGCATATGATGGTAACGCAGTTGTTCCTCGGATGCCTCTATTAGAGTCATTGTTCCAGTGTGACATCTCTTATTATATGCCTAGAATTGACTCCCTCTTTATGGAAGCTTCTGGCGCATTGAAACTGGTTGAAGGTGTACCTGCTAACAACCCAATTGCTCCACCTGACTTGGCAACTGGAATCAGACTGTATGATCTCCTCTTCCCTCCTTACACCTTCACAATGAAGGCTGTAGAGGTTATCAAGTACAACTACAAACGATTCACGATGTCTGACATCGCTGGTGTCGAGGCAAGAATTGATAGATTAGAAGAAGTGATTGCTCTTTCTATCCTGGAACAGTCAGCACTGAATATGAACGTCAGAGATGCCGTAACTGGACTCAACAGGTTCAAGAATGGTATTGTAGTTGATGGGTTCTCCGACCACGCACAAGGTGCAGTGGGACAGGAACAGTATCGTAACTCGATGGATCCTGTATGGAGTCATCTGAGATCTGCACACTTCACGGATCAAGTCAAACTTCAAGAAACCAAACAGACACCTGCTCAGAGAAGAGGTGATGGTTATAGGAAGTCAGGTCCTCTGTTGATGGTTGACTGGGAACCACTGAGGTTCATGCAGAACCCATTCGCTACCAGGTTTATGAACCTGCAGCCATTCACCGTCTTTACCTTTGACGGACAGATGGTTCTGACACCTTCTGTGGATACATTCCAAGATGTCACTACACTTCCAGATCTGGTGATCGAAGACAACAATCTCTTCGATGCTATGGTGAACCTCACGGGCACGATGGCTGACTCTGGTATTGGTACCGTCTGGGGAGACTGGGACAACACCGGAAACACTTCGACTGCTAATAGTAATAGAAGACAGGTTAGAGGCGATCAGCAAACCCTAGCAGCTGCTCAAGCAGCTATTGCTATTGGTGGAGGAACAGTTGCTCAAGGCAACCTGAGACAGGGCGCTATCGACAGAATGGCGACTGGTTGGACTCCTCCTCTAGAAGTATGGGATACCACCACTTCAGTTGAACAATCCAGACAACAGACGAAGACGACTATCAACGTTGCTACCGGTTCTGTTCAAAGAACGTCTTATGGTGAGAGAGTTGTTGATATTCAACTTGCAAGAACGATGCGTTCCATTCCTGTTCAGATACAGGTTGGAAGACTGAAGCCTAACACTAGATTCTACTTCTTCTTTGATGACATCGATGTAACTGCATGGGTAACACCTGACACTATTGATACTAGCTTCCCTGATGGACAGGGTCGTTATATTGGACAACCAGGAACATCACAGAAGGGGTTTGGAGAACCACTCCTCTCAGACGATGTGGGAACCTTCTCAGGTCTCTTCCTAGTTCCTAATGGACGTCCACCTGTTACTGGTTCTTTGTTTACCACGCTAGCCGCGGTTCAGTATCAGGCATCTGGTGATACTAGATCCTTTAATACTGGTACAAGAAAAGCCAGACTGACTTCTTCCTCAACGAACATCAAAGATCTTGAGATGATAGAAGCATATGCAGAGACAGAATTCGTATCAAGTGGTGTTCTTCTAGACAAACAGGAAACCATTATTGCAACAAGACTTCCTTCGTTCAGTAGTTCTACTCAGGTCACTGCAACTGAGAACAGATGGGAGGAGTCAGACTCCACCACCAACGCTGAGTACTTTGATCCCGTTGCTCAAACATTCCTGATTGATAACTTCAATCCAGAAGGATTGTTTGTTACAGAACTTGATGTATTCTTCAAGACAAAAGATGCAGTAGAAGGAGTCGAAGCGTATTTGACTACTACAGATGGTCAGGTTCCAACAGAACAAATCATGCCGTTCTCTAGAGTTGTCAAATCTAGTGACAGTATTATCAAAGTCATTTGTAACCTCGGCAACAACTCCACTTCTGCCTTTGATTCTGGAGTGACTGTTATAGGTCAAATTTCTGGAGCAACTGGTATTATTAAATCCACTGTGAGATTTGAGTCTGCTGGTACTAACTCTACCAAGAACGTGAATAACACAACTTATAACGTTCTTCTCAGTAACTATGATGGTGAGTTTATTGAAGGTGAGGTTATTGTTCCTTCTGTAACACCAGCATCTACTTCTACATTTACAATTGCAACAAACACATTTGAAGTTGATTCTGTTACAGTAACAACTCTTGGTAGTGGATATCACGTACCAACCGTTGTCTTCTCTGCACCAGAACTTCCTGGTGGAGTCACTGCTACAGGTACAGTCAAGGTTGGAGCTTTGAGCACTACAGCTGCAGGTGACCTCATTTATGGAGTAGAAATCACCAACAGAGGAAGTGGATACACTCAAGTTCCTTCTGTCACCTTTGTCGACGTTATAACAACAGCAGAGGCAGAGGAAGGAGTTACTTTAGGAACAGGAGCAGTTGGAACTGTTAGTGTTTCTGATGGAACCCCAGCCATTCAAATGGGAGTTGCAACATCTGAAGATGCAACCTCAGCAACTAAGTTTAAGTTCCCAACACCAGTTTATCTGATGGGTAACACCAACTACGCTTTCGTTCTGAAGGCACCTACTTCACTGAACTATAATGTGTTCACTTCTAAACTGGGAGAGAATGAACTGGGAACAGAACAGAGAGTTACACAACAGCCTAACCTAGGTTCTCTATTCAAGTCACAGAACGGTGGATTATGGACTGAGGATCAAACACAAGATGTTAAGTTCATTCTTTATAGAGCAGACTTCCAGACTGCCAACGCTGCTCAGATCAAACTGAATAACGCTCCTCTTGCTCCTGCTAAGACTATCATCGATCCTATCGAGACAAATACCGATGGAATCGATCTTGATTCTCGTCTCTTTGGTGATAATCCCAAGGTTATTCGAGTCATGATGAATTATCATGGACTGGAACCAAATGACATGGTTGCTATTGAAGGTGTAATCAACAATCCAGGTGGTGTTCCTAATATAGAGATCAATACGGTTCACACCGTTATCGACTCTGGTTTGAGATGGTTCACCGTTATGGTTTCTACTCCAGCCACTAACAGTGAGAGAGGTGGCGGTAGTGGAGTTACAGGCACACCTAACAGACCTTACGAGGTTCTGAACGTCTACACAGGAGCGATGTTGTTTGGTTCTTCTACTTTAGTAGCTACCAATACACCCACACAGGCAGCTGGTGTCAGTGGATACAACACAGTCAATCAGTACAGACCAGATCAACCTAACCCCATCAAACTGATGGAGACTTACTATTACACTGGTGCAAAGCAAGTTGCTAACTCTATCAACGAAGCCAAGTATCGTGGTTCTCTTTACCTGAAAGGTGAGAAGTCTATGGAAGTCATGGTTGAGATGATGACACTCAACTCTAAAGTTTCTCCAGTTCTCGATCTAGAAAGAACGAATGCAAATGTCATTCGTAACTTGATTGACAGTCCTAACGGTTCAGATGGAGATCAAGGTGTACAGACAGCAACCATTACTCTTAAGGCAAGAACGAGTGCACTCAGTCTAGTGAAGAATGCATTGATTGCTTTCACTGATAGTTCCGACAGTAAGAGCTACTCTGTGTCGGTTAAGTCCTACAACGCAAATACTGGCAAGATCGTAGTCAGAGGAAGGAATGTTGGAAGACTAGCAACCGCAGTGTTCACCAACGCAACACTCAAGTCACTTGCGGACTCTATCACCGTTTCTAATGGTACATACTATGTTCCTGAAACAAGTCCTGACGGTTCTGCTTATTCTAAGTGGATCTCTAGACTCTTCATCTTTGAGAACAACTGTGATGGTATGGAAATGAAGCTGGCGACATGCCAGTACGGTAAGACGGACGTTCGTGCTTATTACAGAGCAAGACCAGTTGGATTTGAAGGTAACATTTCACAAGAAAACTGGACTCCATTCAATTCATCTCAGGAGCTTAATGTTTCTAACTTGGAAGGAAAGATTACTTCCTCTGTTTATCCTGGACTTCCAGATAACGTGAATGCTATTCAAGTGAGAGATTCACTGAACATTGATCCTAAGGAACTTCAACCAGATGCCTGGAGAGGTATCACCTTCAGTGCACAAGATCTTCCTGCATTCGACGCCCTTGAGGTGAAGATTGTAATGACTTCTGATAATCCAGCACTGGCTCCACTTATCGATGATATGCAACTTGTCGTCTCTGAATAAATAATAAGGACATGAAATCACCAATCGAAGGGCACCCGAACCTTTTTAAGGACACAGACTCTGGAGTTATCGTCAATCGATCATCTTCGGATAGAGACAAATACAGGATTGCAAAAGAACAATCCCGCAAATCCATGAACACAGAGCATGAAATCTCCTCTCTCAGAGATGAGATTGATGAAATTAAATCACTCCTCAAACAGTTGATCAATAAGTAAATGGCACTAAATTTTCCAGCTAATACCAGTCTCCCGTATATTGATCCAGTATCGGGACTGAAGTACATTTATAACTCGGCGATTGGTGCTTGGGAAGCTGCCATTCAGCCACCTGCGATTATTGCGGATGCGCCACCTGCTCTCAACATTCCAGGTTTCCTGTGGTGGGATAACGTAAGTGGTACCCTTTACATTTGGTATCAGGACGGTGATTCTGGGCAATGGGTTGACGCCACAGCTAACGGAGGAGTTGGTTTATCAACTGCTTATATCAGTGAGCTTCCGCCAGAAACAGCTGTTCTAGGTGAGCTCTGGTGGGACTCTTCTAATGGTAGATTGTATATCTATTACGATGATGGAGGAAGCAAGCAATGGATTCAGGCAACAACAGGAAGTCAAGGCGAGACAGTTGTAAACTATGGCATTAAAGCCACAGCAGGTTCTACTCAACCAACTGATGCTGCTGTCCATGATCTCTGGTATAATACGACTGATAAGAGTCTCTATATCAATGTCAAACCACAGGGAACCAACATTCCTGTATGGACAAAGAGTCACGATATCACAAACCCGAGTACATTTGTAACTGGCATTACTGCAGGAACAGGTCTCCAGGTAACGGGATCATCAGCGGCGCCAGTTATTGGTGCCAACAGTGCCAGCGCGATATCTCCTGGTACTATCAGAATTGCAACCGTTAATGAAGCTCTGACCGGAGCAGACAAAACAGTTGCTCTTACTCCTGGCGTTCTTAAAGAAGCAATCCGAACCTATATTTCAACTGCGTCGACAACATCTTCTGGTGGTATCGCTATTGCTACCGCTGCAGAAGTGTCTGCTGGAACAGTAACAAATAAAGCAATTACTCCTCAGACACTAAAACAGGTGCTTCCTGATGCTGGTGTCCCAACTGGTACAATTATAGAGTACGCGGGAACCGGTGCACCTAATGGTTATCTGCAGTGCAATGGAGCAGCTATCAACCGAATCACTTATATAAAATTATTTCAATTAATTGGAACTAAGTTTGGTTTAGGAAACGGAGCATCTACTTTCAGTCTTCCTACTCTAACCGGTGGTTTTGGCACTATTAAGTGTATCAAGTTCTGATAAATAACAAAAAGGAGGAGCAACAACATGGCAGCAATTGACATGCCCAATGCNCCAGCCGATGGCTCAACATACAGGGCATCCAATGGTGTAACATATTCGTGGGATGGAGAGAAATGGTCAGCCACCGGCGGTGGCGGTGGATCCGGTAGCGGTTCTATCAGTGTCGGAATCAATCCACCGACTAGCAAAATTGAAGGCGACTTGTGGTATAATACCATTAACGGTATTCTTTATGTGTGGTATATTGACGAAACTCAGATTAGTTCCGTTGGTGAAGGTCAATGGGTTGACGTAAGACCAGGTGAGGAAACTATTTGATATGACTGTTATACTAGACTTTCCTGCTAATCCTACAGTAGGACAAGAATCAAAACTAACCAATGGTATCACATACCAATGGGATGGACAGAAGTGGAACACTCGACTTGTTGAGAGTTATGCTAACACTGGTGGTAATCCTGGAACTTCTCCACCACCAAATCCAACCAATGGTACATTCTGGTGGGATAGTGAGAATGGACAACTTTACATCTATTACACTGATGTAACATCATCTCAATGGATGCAAGCTGCTATTCTCGGCACCACTTACGATAGCCTAGGAAACGTAGTTACCAATGCAGAACTGTCTGCAAGGAATCTACCTAGTGGCACTTACGATTTGTCACTGGCTTTAGAAGGTTCGGCAACTTACGACAATAATGTGGCTATGACAGATCTTGGCATCAACCTTGAGTTGGGTCAGAATCTGACTGTAAGTCAGACAGGAGATCAGACAATTTCAACCACTGATACTGATTAAAGGATATGACCAGCTCAATGGGCCAATGGGTCGATACTCGACCCAATAAATTCCAGATATCGGATCCCA